GATGTTGACCAGAAGCCAAAGCACCATAATAACCACCTAATTGTTTAAGATAACTAGCATTGGCACTAGCATTTGTAAGGGCAGCACGACCTTGCATTAAGGCAGCCTGGCCTTGCACAGTAGCAGCATGTGCAAACGTCTGCTGAATAGATAACCACTTACCATAATTCTCTGTTTGCTTGAGAGTATACTTACCGTTAGCAATGTCACGAAAGGCAGAAGCATAGAAAGACATTGTTTGAGCAACATTCTTTTCAACCTCCTGGGGCATAACATTGTAAAGACTAAATGCTTTAAGACGAGCATCATACATAGCATCGAAACCACGCCAATTTTCCAATTCAGCCTTAAATTGTTCCTGTAACAATCTGTTTTGATAAGTATCTTGAGCAAACTTATAGGTCATTTTCTGCATATCAGTTTGAGATTCCATAAGACCTTTTTGGGCCACATTAACACCCTCAATAGACTTATTGACATTCTCTTGAGATTTCTGCAAAGAAACAGACGCATCAACAGAACGTGTAGTATTATAAGCAGCCAAACCACGATTAGCAGCATCACCAATAAATGAATAATCGATAGGCATCATTTGAGCAGATTCGGCAGCAGTAGCAGCAGCACCACTACCAACATTGCCACTAGCAGATACATCACCAAGGAGAGCATTAAGACCAGCAGCTCGCATATCATTTGCCTTAGCAGAGGAAGTGCCAAACATACGATACATCAGTTCTTGCCAATCACGATTTTTCTTAGCTTCTGCAGCGTTAAAGCGATTCTGCTCTTGCATGATTTTATAATTCATTTGGTTAACCTTATTGGTATTGTGTTTACCAAAAAGACCACCAAGCAAAGAACTAGCAACGCCAAGAGCACCACCAACTAAGGCGCCAGGAACACCACCAGCAGCAGAACCGGCAGCAGCACCACCAGCAGCAGAAGTTAATGCAGTACACTTTTTTAAGCGAAAAGGAGCACCGCCAAAAGCGGCAGTACTCCTTGAAATTATATTAGACAACATAGGCAAAACTACTTAAAGATATCCATTAAACGAGACTGAAAATCAGCATTTTCTTTTTCAGCCTTTTCTTTATCCTCTTTCTCCTTAAGAGCGGCAGCAGCCTTTTCACGTGCTTCTTTATCCTTAGCAGCAAGTTCTTTAAGATAAGACATTTTTTCACTAGCCGTCTGAACATAACGAGAAGGACAAGAGTTGATTAATTCATCATCAGTCAAAGAACCGAAAGTTTCCTCAAACTGAGAACGGAAATTTGACGAATCAATCATAGGCTGAAGAGAATCCTTAATTTCTCGCAACGTCTGAGCATCGGCACGCATATTATCTATGCGCTGCAATAAAGAAACATCGGTATGAAAAGATGTACGCAAAGGATTATTCTTATCATCAACAGATGTTACTTCGTGTTGTACTTCCTCATAAACGGGTGGTACATAAACTACTTTATTTTTAGCTTTCATAATCAAACAATTTTAAATTATTTTGAGTAAGGCAAACCATACATACTAAATGGACGGACCGCAACGCAAGTGTTAACACTACCAATAAGTAACTTATCATCATTAACTGTGCCCGACCATTGGTTCACAAAGATAGGATAAAGTAAAGACGGACGGCACTTAAACAAATCATCGATACTACCATAATCAGCAACAGATTGACTACCTAAATTACGACGCCAAAGAGAAAGGAAAGACTGGTCATAACCAGTAACCCAACTAGAATAAGCACCACAAAAACCACCTTCGAAGTAATCACGAGCACTCTTAAGTTCCGAATACCGTGGCGCATAACCATAGGTAACGGCCATATCCAAAGCATTTTTAGAAGACTCATAAGGCAGTAACTTATCACAAACACCAATTAAAGGCGCAGATAATTCACAACGAAATTGTGTCTGCATTCCAATACTATCTAATTCCGGAATAGGGAAATCGGTAGCGTCAGACTTAAACAAATTACGATCAATACCAACACGTGAATAATCAAGTTGAGGAACAGCACGATAGATACCAATAATCATACCGTAAGTAGTAGCAGTGAACTTACAACCGGCAGACAAATCACCAACACCAATAGCCTTAATATCTGGTTGACCACCATCAAGAAAGTTAGTATTAACTTGTGGGTTAATGCTCAAAGTTTTATCATCACCACCAATAAAGATTGAGGTACGTGCATCAACTTTAGGCTTAATACCGAAATGAGCCAAAACTTGATTAGCAAAATCGGGGTCGTTACTATTCTGAATCTCCTTATATTTCTGCAAAGCAGTAGCAGAACGCAAAGCAGAAATTTTCAAAGAAGAACCCGCAGTAGTAAGTTTACCTTTAAAACCAAGAAGAACATCACCAGTAGAAGAAGAACGAATCCATGTTGCGTAAGAACCGTCCACATGTGTAGGGGCTTGGTCAGCTTTCACTAAAGTATCATTAGGTGTATGAGACGCAGAACCAAAAAGAACACCCTTAGAAGGGTCAGAAGAATCTTTAACAATATAAGTAGCGTCAGTATTATTAGAACCAATAGGTACGGCTGATTCATCACCATATTGAGCACGAGGAAGAACAGATGTGAAATAATCAATTGGAAGGTTAGAGTTTTCCAAATCAATCAAACAGGTTGACAACGATGTAAACGTACTCGATGCTATAAACGATTTAGCGTTCATATTATCTGTAGGGGACAAATAATCTATGTTACAAGTCCACGGCTCGAAAGGCTGCCATTTCTCGTTTCTATAATGGTCATTACAAATCTTATGATAAGCCAATAAAGGCAAAATCGAAAGATTAGGACTATTCAAAATTTGAGGAGACTCAAAAAGAGAAAATTTAAGGAAATAATCGGAAGACTGAAAAGAAAGAGTATCCCACTTATTACCGTCTGCAACATAACGTTCAGCCATAGCGTAAATATCATACTGAACAACTGTATCAAAATTACCATAACCCAAAGCCATAAGCAATTTAGCAGCACGACAATAACGATAACCGTCACAAATAAAAATATCACTGTTAGTTTGACTTGAAGAGCAGTACAGAGCAAAATCAGATGCAGAACGCTCAGAAACAGTAGGCTTAGAACGAAAATAAGTTGAAACAGCAGAAAGTGCATGATTAACCATATAAGCTAACCAATTACCCAAATCAACATAAGAAATATAAGGCAAAGAAGTAGAAATCTTAGATGCATCTGTAGAACTACTAGCAAACTTCGAAATATTCTGTCCCGCGTCACCTTTAGTCATGTTATTAACTTGCTGTTCAAAATACTTCCAAAGTGACTGAAAAGGTACAAAATAGTACTGAATGTTTTCACGAATGCGGGTAAACGCATCAGTGTTAAGGGCAGCGGTACGAGTTTTACCGTTGTACCCAATTTTAAAGGTCTCATTAGGGTTAACCCACTGAGTGAAGACTGGAAGCAACTCACCTACTTGTGCCGTAAACATGTGACGATGAGAAAGGTCAAAAGCATTGCGATTAACCTTGTTCTTAAGGCGGTGCATACCTAAAACTTTATTAGCCATAATAATTAATTTTTATATGAATCAACAACATCACGGTGTTTAACATTTTCAATAAAAGCCATATTAGCTTTCTGTACTTGATACTGAAAAATAGACCGTGTCTTTAAACTATTAAAATCATATGTTCCAGTATATGGAGACATACTTGCATAATTTTCATAAGCAAATAGTTTGTCATCTTCCAAATTATGGAAATACTGAACCATATTTTGATAATCTTTCCAAGCTATGAAGTCAAAACGTAACTTAAGACATTCATAGAAACCCAAACCTAAATAGGAGGATAACGTATAGTGGTGATGTGCAGCATAAAGCAACGATTTTAAAGGGTTGACAGAATCGGAACTGTTATAAATGGGTTTAGCAAAAGTTACAGCATACCAATGAACAGCACGAAACTGATAATTATATTTATATAACTCAGCGGTGGAGGGCTTAAGCAACCACATTAAAAACTCTCTTACTTGTCCATCATCATAGATTTCGCCTTTGGTAGCGAAGAAACGGCGGGCAACGTATACCACCGAACGAAAAAGAGAAGAAGTTTCTGCAACATTAAAGCAGGAAGATCCTGTAAATTTAACGGCAAATTGAGAGTAATACGCATCGGACACGGGAACAGCTCGTCTGATACCTTTTTTGTTAACAACATAATCTGTTGTAAGTGCTTCGAAGTCTCTAGACGTGAATAGTTCTCTAACCTCTGATTTGTCCTTTGCTCCCAATAAGATTGAGTGAAAGCTTTTTTGTGGAAACTTATCAAGCACTCTAGGGAAGTCAGAATGTTGTGTAAGATACTTACTAACATATTCTTGCATATTGCCATCGGTAACCTTTGTAGTCGTATCACCATAGACCCATAATTCAGCCATATCGAGTTTACGACAAACTTCTCGGGGATTTTCTTTGGTGGATTGGGGTAAAACCCGAACATCTCTAAAATCGTTTCGGGCTGTAGCCGAATCGTGGAATAGTAAGAGATGATAATGCGGACGGAATGATTGTGTGCCGTACTCACAAATAACGTAGTAGCGAAATTTTTCACCATATTCTTTTAAAAACCATTTTCTTAAACGATGTATATATTTACGAATATCATCATACCATAGTACAGGAACAACAGAATTGTTACGTATACCACGCGAACGAGAAGGAAATCTACTATAATACTTATCAATACGAGTATAGTAATCTTTTAACATAGAAGCAGTATCAATAGTAGAGAAATCAATCAAACGAAAAGACTTAGAAATCTTATCAGTAACATAATAAAAACTCTTCGTACGCCTATTATACTTCTTAATAACCCGATTAGGAATACGCAAAGCATAACCGAAAGGGTACATATAGGAAGTATCAATATGGGGAAGGTGCATATCGTCATATGTAAGAGTAAAGAATTCAACATAACTATGTTTAGATGCCTCAACCTCGAGTATTTTACAAAGAAGCTCCTGAGCAGCAACACGACATTGAATACAAGAATGGCAGCCAACAAGAGTAATACCATGCCGACCAGCTACAGGAACAGGATTGTTACAACGAGGAAATAAAGCCATAATTAATCTTTGAATAATTTACCACCATATGCATTTAAAATTACCTCTTTAGTCACACGACCACAGGTTTTAGAAAAATCCAACGGAATATACAACTCAATAGTTGAAAGCGTTTGAGCTAGCCAAAGGTCAGAACAGCCACTACAATATGCCTGTTTCTTCTGGATTTCCCGAATAACCTTAAGAGCAGTCAAATAATCTTTAGCAGTCATAAGCAAAAAACTAGATACGTTTATACCATTGATACTCGTGTTGCCATTCAATAGGCGAAGTAGTCATCGAAGAGACAACAACAACACTAGGCAAAAACAGACAAAGAAATTCGTCAATCTTACCATACTTAACAACATACTGAACATTATTAACTTCGACAATGAAACAGCGAGAATTAATTTTCACCATAAGGCTTAAAATTTTTAGAACGGACAAAGCCGTTATGTTTAACAATTGTGGTATCTACAGATACAATAGTTGTGCGACCACTAGCAACAACATTGTGAGACGTACTGCATGATGTCATAGTAGAGACACCGAAATAAGCAGCTATCAATCCGAGCGCATACAGCGCTACTTTGATGATAATTTTAATGATTTCCTTTTTCATGGTACAAAGATAATGAAAAGTTTTTGTAACTACCAAATTTGTTAACACTTTTTAGGAAAATAGTTACATGGAACAAAAGTGCAGTAATTAGGGAATATGTATTCCCACTTTTGCCTACCTATAACAAGAGAGGTAGGAATTTTCAGCGAAAATTTTCATAAAAAGGTAATTACTAATGAGTTATAGACTTTTCCGCGCAAAGCTAAGGTTTTTCTAGCAGACAAACCAAAATAAAAATATCTGTTTAGTTAAATTGCGTACGTACGTATAAATGCGCACGCACACAAAAACAAAACAGATACATTAATAATATAATATAAATTTTTATTATTTCATAAAAAAAATATAGATTTTTACGGAAGATATTTATGTTGAATAAGAATTATTAGAAAACGTGTTTATATTATTTAACGTACGATTAACAGATATTTAACTAAAGTATAACAACAAAGAATGGGCGCAAGGGAATTAACCTTTGCGCCCAATTTATTATTTATAGCCAGTAGGGCTATAATTAGGGTTTTCGCGATACGCATCAAGCCAAGATTTACCACTAGGCGGTGGTGTAGGTTCTCCTCCATTTGCAGAAGAACCTTTGTTAAATCTAGGCTTAGGTGCGAAGTTACTAATACCATCTGAAACGTTTTTGAACATACGACTAACACTTTCACCACGCTCAAAGATTTTATCAGTATCATAACTATCAACACGCTTATTAGTAAGAGATGTTTCGGACTTATACATACCACTAAGCGAGCGTATCAAATCCGGTTCTTGCATCAACTTATTCAGAGACCACTCATTCTGCTGAATGTTCAAATCCAATAAATGTTTATAAGGCGTTTGGCGCAATATACTTTCAGCCTTACCAATAGGCATTCGACCTAACATAAAATCAGTATAATAACGCTGCATATCATTTGACATATGTTGACCAGAAGCCAAAGCACCATAATAACCACCTAATTGTTTAAGATAACTAGCATTGGCACTAGCATTTGTAAGGGCAGCACGACCTTGCATTA